CCCCCGAACAAACTTACGTTTGGGAAAGCCCGTTTGGTTCAACTAGGATTGAACCGACATGAAACCGATTGAACCCGAATTGAGCCGGCCAATCTTGGGTTCACCTATTCCACGGATCCACACGCCGTTTGATGAAGCGCAACCAAGCCGTGGGCAAGAGCTGATTGACTTAGCAAAAGAAATTGACGCTCCATTGCTGCCGTGGCAAGAATACGTGGCAATCAACGCGCACAAAGTAAAGCCGGACGGCCGTTGGCAATACCCCGTTGTTGGCATTTTGGTAAGTAGGCAATCGGGCAAGAGCCATTTAATGAGACTCCGGACATTGGCCGGTTTAATCTTGTGGGACGAACCCTTGCAAATCATTGCAGCTCATAAGCTTCACATTGCGTTGGAGCATTTTAATCAAATTGTGGACGTGCTTGAAAATCACGATTGGTTGGCCGGACAAATTAAACGCATACGGCGCGTCAATGGCCAAGAGGAAGTCCAAATGATGAGTGGCAACCGGTTAAGGGTTGTCGCGTCAAACAATGCCGGCCGTGGATTGGCTAAGGTTTCAACGGCCATGCTTGATGAATTAAGAGAATACAAAAACAATGACGGTTGGAGTGCAATAACCAAAACCCAATTGGCAAGCCCTAATCCGCAATTGTGGGGACTTTCAAACGCCGGTGATGATACAAGTATTCCATTGCTTAACTTGCGTGAGCGTGGCTTACAGACCGCCGGAGGGCTAGATGACTCCGTGGCATGGTTTGAGTGGAGCGCGCCAATGGGTTGCCGCATTGACGATTGGGAAGCAATTGCAGCTGCAAACCCAGCACTTGGCCACACTATTCACCCCGACAACATTTTAAGCATGCTCAAAGAGGAGGAAGCAATAGTCCGCACAGAAATCTTGTGCCAATTTCTCAACACTATTCAAAGCCCGTGGCCAATTAACGCATGGAGTGAGTGCCACGATCAAAACTTTATTGTTGATCCTGAAAAAGCGGTTTTTGCGGCTTTTGACATAACGCCACGGCGCAATCATGCGGCGTTAGTGCTTGGTCAAGTATTAGATAACGGCAAAATTGGTTTAAGCCTAGTTCAAACGTGGGAGAGCGAAACAAGTCTTGATGACATGAAAGTTGCCGGCGGCGTAGCTGATTGGGTGCGCAAGTTTGACATTACGGAAGTTGCTTACAGCAAAAACACCGGTTCAAATGTTGCCGCGCGGCTTCAATCTGCCGGAATACAAACAAAAGACATTGACGGCCGACTATTTGCCCAAGCATGTGACGAATTGTTAAGTGCAATGACAAATCACCGCATTGCCCATGCCGATCAATCAGAATTTAACAAGCACATTGTTAGTTGCGCACGGGTTAATTTTGCCGGTGGGGACGGTTGGGTTATTGGCCGACGTGCGTCCAATGCCGTTGTGACCGGAGCAATTGCAGCTGCAATGGTGACACACCAAGCAAGCAAACAATTGGCGGAAGTTGACATTGTTGTTGTTTAGGCGTTGCGCTTCCATAAATGACAACCGTGTAATACAATGGCGGACTTATGGGATTACGCGACAGCCTCAAACTATTGACAACCGCTGACTTAGTAGCAGCGCAACAAACCGCCGACGTTATGGCTTCATTGGCTCCGGTGCAAAATCCGGAAAGTCTTTATGCATACGCAACAACAACCCCAATAGTTAGCCGTGAAGCTGCCATGAGTGTCCCTGCAATAAATCGCGCAAGAAATCTAATTTGCGGCGTCGGTGCCGGCTTGGAGCGCGTATTACGGGACAAATTAACGGGAGCAAGAATTCAACCGCAACCTTTAATTTTTAATCAACCGGACAGACGAATTGCCGGCAGCGTTTCAATGGCATGGACGTTTGACGATCTAATTTTTTACGGCAAGAGTTATTGGCAAGTGACCGCGCTTTATGCTGAAACAAATCGGATCAAAGAGGCCGTGCGAATACAACCGGAACGTGTTGACGTAGTTTTGAACGCATTGGGAACAGAAATTACAGCATACCGCGTTGACGGTAAAGCGGTGCCAACCGCCGGTGTTGGTTCACTTGTGACATTTTGGGGATACAACGAAGGTTTACTTAACACCGCCGGACGCACAATTTTGTCCGCAATTGAATTGGAAAAAACAGCACTTAATTATGCGCGTGAGCCGATCCCACAATTAACGCTGAAATCAAACGGCAGCATTTTACCAAAAGAGCGAATACAAGCATTGCTTGACGCTTGGAAGGTTAGCCGTCAAAACCGTGCAACGGCATTTGTCAATGCTGATGTTAGTTTTGAACAAATTGGTTTGGATCCTGAGCGTTTACAGCTTAACAGCGCACGGCAATACATTGCACTTGAATTGAGCCGACACATGAATTTGCCGGCCTACTATTTGAGCGCAGACACAAACACAATGACTTATTCAAACACCGTTCAAGAGCGTCGCGCGTTGATTGACTTTTCAATTGCACCGTTAATTCATTGCATTGAGGAGCGTTTAAGTTTGCCGGATTTTGTCCCTGCCGGCCAAGTAGTGAAGTTTGATTTGGACGCATTTTTACGCGGTGACATTGAAACACGTGTTAAAACTTATGAAACACTTGTCAACATTGGAGCAATGACACCGGAGGAAGTAAGACAACAAGAGGAGTTTTTATCATGAAAATTGAATTTCCGTTTGAGATAACCGCAGCAGATAAGGAAACGCGAATTATTGAAGGCCGTGTTGTGGCTTACAATGAAACGGGCAATACGTCTGCCGGACTTACACAATTTGCAGAAGGATCCATTGCATTTGCACCCGTGAAATTATTGCTTGAGCATGACAAAACAAGACCGATAGGCAAAAGCGTAAGTTTTGAGCAAGTGGACGGCGCGGTGATTGGCAAATTTAAATTGGCAAACACAACAGCTGCAAGTGACGCATTGGAGGAAGCAGCAACCGGATTGCGTTCAGCGTTCAGCGTTGGCGTAATGGTTGACGCTTGGGACGTTAAAGATAACGTGAACGTTGTCACCGCGTCAAAGTTAATTGAAGTTTCGTTGGTGACAGATCCAGCGATTAAATCGGCCACCGTTCAAAGGGTTGCCGCTAGTGAACAACAAACAACAGAGGAAGGTTCAGCTATGACCAATCCAGAGGTTGAGGAAGTAAAGACCGAAGTTGATGCAGAGGTTGAAGCTTCCGAAGCACCTATTACCGTGACCGCAACCCAACCGGCCACATACACCAAGCCACGTTTGAACATTAACAAGGTTGATTATCTTGCTAATTCAATCAGAGCTGCCGCATACAATGACCATGAAGCACGTGCATACGTCATGGCCGCTGATGACACAACCGGAAACAATGCCGGTTTAATCCCAACCCCACAATTGGGCGAAGTTATCAACCCACTATCCACAAGCAACCGCGCATTTATTGACGCAATTAGCCGTGGAACCCTACCAGCTGCCGGCATGACTTTTGAAATTCCAAAGTTGACCGCCGTGCCTGAGGTTGATGAAGTTGCAGAAGCAGACCCAACACCTGAGACGGGTATGACCAACCAATTTTTGTCCGTATCGGTCAAAAAGTTTTCCGGCGGTCAGACATTTTCATTGGAATTGCTTGACAGAAGCTCACCTGAGTTTTTGTCGGAGCTTGTCCGTCAAATGGAACTTGCTTATGAATTAGCAACCGAAAAATACGTTATGGAGCAGATTGCTAACAATGGCGTATTAGCTGCAACCGGCCGTGCAAATGACGCAACCGGACTACTTGGCTACGTTTCAGAGTCCGCAGCTGCCGTTTACGACAACTCACTTGGTTTTGCACAATCATTGGTTGTTTCAACCAAGCAATGGGCAAACATTATGGGATACAACGACGGTGGCCGTCCAATTTACAATGCACTACAGCCGTCAAATGCTGCCGGTGTTGTGACTCCTCAGAGCCTACGCGGAAACGTTGCCGGACTTGATCTTTATGTCACACGTCAAGCAATTGGCAGCGGTTCACCGCTAGATCAATCAGCTGATTATTCAATGGTGATCTTGAACCGTGAGGCTTACACATGGTATGAAAGCCCACGCCTACGCCTACAAACAACCCTTGTTGGCACAGGACAGATTGAGACCATTTATTACGGATACGGAGCCGTTGCGTCAAAGATTGGCGCAGGAGCCGTTTGGTTCAACAAGAGCTAACCCGTAAACCCTAGACCGGTGGCTATCGGTGTGCCTCCCGTGCCGGTAGCCACCACCAACTTGAAAGGAAAGAAATGCCAACGATTGTGACAGCTGCCGAATTGCGTCAAACGCTTGGTGTCTCCTCTTCTCTTTACAATGACGCCTATTTGAACGACATTTTGGACGCAGCTGAAAACGCAATTTTGCCAATGTTAGTTTCATACTCTCAAGCAATTTATGGTTGGGAGCGCAAAGATAATGTCACAACACTTTACACCGTGACAACATGTTTGTTTGGAAAAGACCAAACCGTTGCAATTACCGGTGTTGACTCAACCGTAAACGGGACTTATGCAATAACCGCGGCTTACAATGACCGGTTTGAAATTGCAGACACGGGAGCTGATCAAGGATTTATCCGCACAATTCCGTCCGGCAAAGTTGCCACCGGAACTTTTACTTACGTCGGCAACCCAAATGTTGAGAGTGCAATTATTGTTGTCGCAACGGAAATTTTTCAAAGCCGGTTTACGTCCGGCGGAAGCATTGAAGGCTTAGATTTGTCAATTACAAATTACCGCATTGGCATTGGCTTGTTTAGCCGTGTCAAGGGTATTTTGGGTTCATACATTGACACGGGAGCAATGATAGGCTAATGAGCGACATTAAAGATTTACGCGACCAATTGAAAAACGCATTAACGGGAAGTTTTAGCGTTTACAACTCCGTTCCGGAAGTGATAACGCCACCGTGCGTTGTTATTTTGGCGGACAACCCATTTTTGGAGCCGAACTACATTGGCTCCGCAACAAGACTCACATGCCGGTTCAAAGTGGCCGTTTTTGTCGGCATGTTAGACAATGAGAGCGCACAAGACAACATTGAAAAAGCAATTGTGCAGATCATTGAGGACGTGCCAAACAATTGGATTGCCGGCACAGTATCAAGGCCAAGCCCGACAACCGTCGGAATAAATGAATATCTAGCCGCTGAGATAGATTTAACGACCGTGTTCACGGCGTAAGAAAGGAAAAAATGAGCGCTACAATCATTACCGGCCGCGACGTGAGCTTCACGATTGGCGGCAACACTTTTGATCCTCAGACCACAAGCGCGGTGCTAACCGGCGAAATGGAACGACAGACCTACGAAACACTTGACGGACGTCGCTACAAAGTTGTTGAAAACAACTTCACTTTTGAAGTTGAGATTTTGGCAGATTGGGGCGCAACCGGTTCATTGTGTGAAATTTTGTGGGGCGTAGCAGAAAGCGCACCAAACACCGGCATTAACACCGTTATGACCGCAGCGACAGGAGCAACGTTTACTTTTCAAATTCTCCCGTCATGGCCGTCAGCCGGTGGCTCCGGAATTGACGCGCAAACCGTCAGTTTCACTTTTCAAGTGATTGGCGTGCCAGCTGAAAGCTTCACCTAAGCCAACAAACTAACAACGGGAGGAACCCAAAATGCTTGAACAAACATTTAAAATTGAATATAAGAGTGGAACCGTGGATCATGTTGTTGCCGGATTGTCAGAATACATTGGGGTTGAAAAACATTTTGGCAAACCAATTGGAGCTGATACCGGCATAACAACAATGGCTTACATGGCTTATTTGGCAGCAAGAGCAGCAGCGGTTGAAGCCAATCCAAAAAAGCCATTTGCTTCATTTGACACTTGGCACACAACGGTCAAGGCGTTGGAAGTAGTCAGCGGTGATGAGGTAAACCCCACTTAACCGGAAGCCTTAGCCGCATTGTTGTTGAATTGGCTATTGCGACCGGTATCCCAATGCAATTTTGGACAGACGCGCGTGACGTTGCCACCGCGTTGGAAATACTAGAAAGGCGCAACCGTGGGCATTAAAGTCAAGATTGCTTATGACCAAGAAGTTAAACGCACGCTTGACGCATTTACCCGTTTACAAAAAGAGACGGACGACAAAAGTGTCAACAGCTCATTGCGCCAAGCAACAAAAAAAATAAGTGAGGAACTTGGCAAAGAAATTGCAAAAGCGGCTTATGTTCACCCACATAGTCCGGCTCAAGCAATTAAAGTTGCGTCAACCATTAAAGTCTTGAGTGACCGTGTGCCTAAAATTGGCATTGGTAAGGGTAAGTCAAGAATTTTCAGCGGTGGAGCAACCGCCGG